TCAACAGGTTAGCGGGCACTAACCTAGCAAAATAGCCCTGAAAACGGTTGACCAAAAAGCCCATTTCGGCTATAATAATAACATGAACTTACAAAAGCCCACCCGCAAAAGACGCCAAGATACCAACCATGCTGTGTACTGTATCACCAATACAGTGACAGGTGAGCAGTACATTGGTATTACCGTGTGCGGTGGCAATGTGCGCCGGGCACTGAAAGTGCGCATCCAAAAACACGTTCGTCGTGCAGTAACAGAAAACAAAGATTGGAACCTGTGCAAGTCAATCCGCGAACACGGCACACTGGCACACACTTACGGTCTCGTAGAAATCATACGCGGACGCAAGCCTGCTCATGCACGTGAGCGTGAATTGATCCGTACTTACAACCCTGCACTCAACTCACACTAAGGAGATATCATGTTTGCAATAGACACAAAAAAGATAGCAGAAAAGTTTACCCGCCACGGCGGTGCGTGGGATCGTGGTGTGGCAGACAGCTACTACCATCGCTCACCCTTTCCGCATTACTACGAGGGTGCTACCTACATCGGTGATGCTATCGTGGCAGAGCCCGGTACCGCAGAATGGGATGCCTACATAGCAGGCTATGAGTATAACGAAGCACACGGTGACAAAAAGGATTGGGGTTAATCATGGCTTATACTGTTTTCAAACACAATCAGGAATACGGTCCCCGCAAGGGACTGGAAGGTCCGTTTCATTATCCCAACGGGCGGGTATTGTACTACGATCCTAAAGAGGGAGAGTACTGGGATCCACGCACCGACTTCTATGTTGAACGCGAGGAAGTTGACATGCTACATTGCATGACTGTTGAACTACTGAAAGCCTAGCATGAAAGCATTTCTTGAAGTCACTGAGTGGGCAGACAGCACTGTCACCAACTGCAATCATGTGTACTGGATGGATGACAGTAAAGACAAGATGTATGCCTACGCCAAGTTTGGGAACCCTGCAGAAGTGCAAACATTCAAGAACCCAATACGCATTGATGTGCGCGGTCGCAAGTTTGAAGAAGTGCGCAACATCTACAAATGGACTGACCCAGGTGCTGTGGTCACTGCAAACCCAACCTGGACAGTGACAGGTTCCAAGGGCGATAAGTACACGGTAGAGAAGGATGGGTCAGTGTACAACTGCACCTGTTCGGGTTTTAAGTTTCGCGGCGCATGCCGTCACATTGAGGAGATAGAAAATGGACATTGAACTTCACGGTTTGTCACCCAAGCAAATGGCACTGGCAGATATCATGTGGGACCTACAGGAAACCGAAGCAGTAGAATCATTCATTGCATCACTACCGCCTGCGGATCAACGTGACTGTCGTACAATCATTGAGCTTATGCAGTTGGCCTGTACTGACGAACTAGAAGATGTGACTGAGGCAAAAGAACTGCTGGCACAGTTCTAAACTGCAACAAAACAAAAAGCCCACGCAAGTGGGCTTTTTTATGACCTAGTGTAGCGTGTCACTGGCATCGTCAATTGCCACAGTATTGATATCTTTTATTCCCAACAACTTCAAAATCTTCTTGACCAAGGGCGGCGGGTCAAGATAAAAATCGTCGGGTGTAAAGAGGTGTTTTAGTTCACCGTCTGCGCTGAAAATAAAACCGTAGTCTTGACTATCAACTTCCAACTGCTCTACTAATAGCTCTTCCTCTTCTAGCTCGACTTCTAGAACGACCTGGGAATTTTTGCTCATGTTTGACGGCCTCCAATCACCGTACAAGTATTTATTTGAATAACATGAGACCCATTAAAGAGCACTGAACTATAAAGCCAATGCCAATGGTCAAGGTGTTGAGACGATCACGTAGCATCACTGCTTTGACGAACAACAGTGCAAGTGCGCCCCAACAGAACAACACCATGTCCACAGGAGGCATCTTGTCTGTGAGTCCTGCCATTGCGGCCAACAAGGTTGGAATGATGCTGAAGTGGATGAACATTGCGGCCATCCAGCCTAGTGTTTCTGCACTGATGGTAACCACGTGGTCTTTGATCCAAAGTGCTAGATCTGCACGTACTGCGTCAAGTGTGATTTTTTTCATGAAGCTTCCTTAGCAGAACGGTTAGAGTAAAATATGTGACGTCCAATCTTGGCAACTTTTTCTTTGCCCCAACCTGGATTCACATAGTCAGCATGATAATACATGGCTGTCTTTAGTCCGTCAAGTCTGAAGTTTTCCAACAGTACTTTCTTTGCCACAGCCATGCTTTCATCATAGGCAGCGGCATGCATGGGTTTCATCCGACTAGGCTGTTCGCAGTACCATGAAAACTGGCAGATCACCTTTTGGTAGATCATGCTCTTCTGATACACAACGCCACAGATGTCACTGGGAAAGTTTCCACTGTTGGCACGGTTGATCGTTACCTGTGCCACAGCCACTTTTCCTTCGAAGCTTTCATAGCCAGCCTCGTGATAGATATTTTTTGCCAAGCAGGCCAGTTGACGCTCGCGTGTTGCGGCGGTCACAAATGTGGTTTCAGTCATGCCGTTTAGTTCGCGCAGATGTTGCATTTTTATTTGGGTAACCTTGATTACCATAGCAGCACAGAATAAAAAGGCCGCGGTGATGATCACAATCTTTGTTGCGATCGGAATATACTTTTTCCAAAGTCCATTGGTCAGAGTCATTTTGTTTCTCCTTAGTGTTAGATGGTAGTGATATTTAAGAACGCAGAGCATAGGTTATAGTACACTATAAGTTCTGCTTTGTCAACTTAAATACGGCTCATGCTCATAATATGAGCCGTTAACGGCATTATAGTGGGGCTTTACCTACTATAAACTGCGCCGTTTTATGCGGATGGATACCCGCGGCTTGTGTAAAACACATTATCATAGCCGTACAGTGCGGCATTGGTAATTGCTTCCGCGACATCAAGACTGTTGTTTCGAGCATAGTCAATGATGTTTTCTTTTTGTTGAACCGAGAGGTCCCCACCAGTTTGGGCTCGGTATATTTTGGTGACTTGAGCAACTGTTGGTACACCAATACTCTTGCCACCCACTGCTTTAAGGGCCTGTTCGTTCTTTCCTTGTAACAATATTGATTGTATCGCTTCTCCATAGATATCCTTTGTGGTACACGCGAGAAGCATATTTGAAATACCAATACGATCAGCGTCAACTCCAAAAGTTGGAAATGACAGTGTGCTCAACAGTGTGTTTGTTGCGCCAGGTTGTGTTGAATAGATATCTGTTCCACTCAATGAACAATTGGTTAATTCAGTTTGTATCTGTGTAACAATACTTTTAATTGCTGTGTCGGCTGCTGTGTAAGACGAAGCATTAGAACTCACGGCCACAAAGTCATTAAACGCTGTGGTAAAATTTGCTTCGGCTGTTACCACTAGAGCTGTTGCAGTGGTGAGATCAGCTAATTTGGTTGCTTTGGTCGCGGCTGGTTCTGCATCGTATGCTGCCTTGGCCGCTGCCTTGAGGCCATATGCACCATCCAGTTGTGCGGCTGCTGTTCTCAGTGCCAGGGTTTGTGCTCCATTGGCTAGAGCCTGTGCAATTACATTGATTGTGCCCAGTGCTTCGGTATGAACAAATCCACTGGGTGTTCCAATCAGTTCTTGTATCAACGGGGAACCAAACTCTCCGCTGCCAGTTGGCACCAGAGCTTTTATCTTTGCGGCATCTGCAGAAGGTATTGGCGTAGACAGTGCAGACAACTTTGGTGTATCGGCTATTTGAATATTTTTAAATGCTGCGGCCAGATCACTGGTGCTGTCAAATGTTAAATTCAAACTTAGAAGTTGTGTGGCCAGGCTAACAAGAGTACCGTCGGGTATGGCATCCACTGTGCTCTTGGGCAAGAGTTTGCTTGCATCCAGTAGATCAGCACCTGTGTTGATTGAGGTTGCACTCAGCACTTCTAGACCTGTACCATCAATAATCTTTTTAAGATCGTTGCCAGTTATCTGTTTAAGCAGTCCTGTTAATACGGTTGTATTTCCGGTGTCAATTGTTAAGATTGCAATGCCTTCTGACGCCATAAGTGCAAGAAAACTGGCATTTATGAGGCCTTGTTTGTATAAATTTTTAATCAGTCCTTGCGGTGTACCCAGTGTAGCTAGATCCTGAAAGTCGTACAATGTACCTAGTTTTAGTATGCCATCTGCAACTGCGGCAATTCCACTCTTGATGTCTGCAGGTGTAACTGATGATGTTGGACGACCAGTGTATAGTGTTGAGTTTTTTAGGTAACTGGCAGACCCTGGAGCAAGAGGACCAAACTTGCTGGTAATTCCGCCTGTTATTAAATCTGTATGATTGGTTATGCTTGGACCTATTCCAGCAAAGCCAGAAGACTGTACTGAGTATAAACTTGCAAGCGTGGAACGTGTGGTTTGACACACGCCAAATGCTCTGGTTACTATTCCTAGAAAACCCTGTGCGCCACGCTGAAAGAATATTGCAGATCTGTTTTGTATACTCTTGGTAATGTCTGTTGGCAATATTGCTGCCGGCAATGAAGTATATGATGCTGGCGCCACAAGACATAAGCCTGGTAGTTTGCTACGCATGTCTGCCAAGATGGTAGCTGACACAATTGGATTGATTGCTATTTTACGCAGACTACCTGTTAGATTGGTTTCTGACTGTGCGGCAGTCAATGCCGCAGTTAGGGCCGCAGATATTCCTAGCCCTGTGTTTTGACTAAGGCCGCTGACTGCAATAAGTTGAGAGGCTGCATAGGTCATATTAGTTTACAATAACATCTCCGCTGCCGCTGGCAGCATCGCCACAACTGGCAGCATCGCCAGCTCGGGATACGCCAATTCCGTTGGCTAATACATCGCCACTTCCGGCACTCATGGTAGGAGAGGCATGAGGACTATCTCCGTGGCCGCTTACAGGATCCCCGATACGTGCAACAGGACTGCCGTTTACAATCACATCAGGAGACCCAGCAGATATAGTGCCACCTGCTGAATCAACTCCTGCTCTTGCGGCACCAGGCATGTTACACCACCAATCCGGCAGGTGCAGTTGCAATGCCCGTGGTGGTTTGAATGTAGTAGTCGTGGATTTCTTTTACCACAGGTGCATGCATCAACACGTGGGTGGCATTGAGATTTACATTCTTATCCATTTGTGCCGTGAACAAACTCTGCATTAGGCCAATGCCTTTTGCGCTGGGTACCACTGTGCAGGGCTTGCTTACAACAAATTCCATTGGAGTGCATTCCACTATTTTGGCCACGCACTCATCGCCGTTGACCAGTTTGAAGGAAACAACATCACCAGCAGTGTAGCTTGATTTTGATATTAACATTTTTATCCTTTGAGAGTTTCAAAAAATTCAGGATCTTTTTTAGCAAGTCCTTGGTAACCACCTTCCACTAGGAGTTTACCATCTTTATAGATTTGAGGCACTGTACGATGACCTTCGGCTAGAACAAATTCTTTTGCAACCGCGTTTTCATCAATCTTGATTTCTGTGTAGTCAACGCCTTTTAGTGTTAATAGGTTCTTGGCTTGTACACAGAATGGGCAATTATTTTTAGAATATACTGTAATCATTTATAAACTGAATCCTTTGAAAGTGTTAGAGTCGACGTCCTGCTTGGTCCCGCCAACAACATAACTACTTATCTCAGTCTCTTGGGGTGCAACTTGAACTTCTGCACCAGCAATCCATTTAGCAGTCCATGGCAATGGATTTGATCCAGTCTTGATATGACACTTCATGCCAACTGCGGTCATGCGCTTACA